ATACGAGAACGCTCAAGACGTTGGTATCGGTTCGCCAAACGTGTTTGCAATACGTGAATATCAACACCACGTCAACGTAATTCAAGAAAGCGCTCAAAACGTGGGTGGTAATTACACCTTCGCAATTGAGGATTTTGGTACTCCCGATTTGCATCCAGACGGTTATACCGTGATTACTGATATTCTCATCGGTGTTGCGGCTGAGAATTGTACAACGTACAACGATGAAACCCTTGAATTAGACATCATGCTAATTGCCGAACCTATCACGGTTTCACAGAAAGAATTGAACGAGATGCTAGTACAAGCCCAAGACCTGTGAGGTGATTTGGGTTGCCTAAGGGTAAAGGGCTAAAGAAAGTCCGAGATGACTTGAAAGAACGTAAAACCGGTATAGACAAACTTGACGATTTCAAAGACCGTTTACTAACTGGTGCGGCCGCTTCGGCTGTTGATGAAGTAATTGATAGTCCGTATGTTTCAGCAGCGGAAGGTGCTTTACTCGGCTATACGTTAGCCGGGCCTGTGGGCGCTGTTGGTGGCGGTATAGCCGGATGGATTTTGGCCGATGAACGAACCGTATTACCGGTTGACATGGTTGCTATTCCGGCATATCAAGCATACATGATTCAAGGCGACCCTGCGTTTACTGTTTACATGAGGGCGGGTGAAACTGTCGTACCTACGGGCGGCAACGTACAAGACGTGAATCAAGCAATCATGTCAAACACCGTTAAACCGGCAACACGTAGTAAGAAGCGCAAAAAATCTGGATGGCATAACTACATCGCTAAACCGAAGAATCAAATTAAACATAGAAGCGGCCCAATGAAAGGCCGTCTTAACTTGAAACGCATGGCTAAAGAATACAAACGTAAAACCGGTAAAAAGGGAGGTCGTAAGTGATGCCTATTATGGAGATGCGTGATGGTATAACTATCATGGAGAATCCCACTGCCGCAGGCAACGTTAGCCGTTTACAATTAGACGGAAACGGCTTCGGTATTATGCAAAAGAAGATTCAAGTTCAACGTCGTTTTAGACATAAAATAGAGCATTGTGATTTTTTTATTGATACCGTGGGGATTGGGTACTCGACTGCTGTCGCATACTTGACACCATTACCGATTATTTACTCCGACATGGGGCAGTTTACCGGTATTGAACGGGGTGTTATTCCGGCCTACAATGAAAACGTATTATTCAAAGCGAGATGGGTGCAACGTGATGCGGAATCAATCGGTAATTTTGACGAATTCCCAAACACGTTTTTAGCGGCCAGACCCACGTTTAATTTCTATTCCGACACGCTTTATTTTACCGTGTTTTTCTATGGTGAACCGAATTCTTACGTTGATGAGTTCACATGTACTATTTACGCCGCATTGAACTCTAAACCGATTGATGCCGTGGAGCATGGATTGGGATTGCTAAAAGAGCGCATGACGATGTTGACCTCACGCATTGATGCACTGGGGCGTTCTATCCCCCCTGCGAGGAATAGCGGCCAGATAGCGCCTTTTTGGAGGTATGGAGGCTCAAGACCGGAATTAATGATAACCGGTTCGTCGCTTGTCAACTATTTTTTGAATGTGGCCGACCGTGATGAAGAAGAAATGTCCGACCCTACTCAACTCCGGGCATTCGTTCGGCTTTCAAGACAGATGGTTGAGAACCCCGACGCCTTTGGTACACCGCAGGGTGGGGGCTTTTCAATGCCCGATTGGGTGAGAATGCATCTAAGCGAGGGTATCGTTGCCGGTGCTATTAGACCACAATGGCCCCCGTTGAAACACTTTGATAATGGGAACGTGATGATGCTATGACGATTGCCGACGTTGACCGTGAACAAAACGACCGTATCGCATGGTGTGAGCGTTTACTGTATGCGTTGATATTGTTGCAATTCCCTCAATTAGCGACCATGCTCTAGCCTTTTCCCCTCGGAGGTTAATTCCGACCGTGATTCAAGTCAATGTATTAGAGAAGTATACAGGGTGATTTTTGTTTAAACACCATTTCCTCGCATTTCTCGTCTTCTCTAGTACATTGACACCTTTTTCTCATTCAATTGCGAGATAGACGTGTTTAAACGCCAGCATTTTATTTCATCTTAGATGTAGTTTGCAAACTGTCGGAATTTACCTCCGAGGGGAAAAATAGGCCAAAAGTTCGAATAAAAAAAGGGGCCAGCCGCCGAAGCGACCGACCCCGATTCTCATTTACGTGTAAGACGTTAATTTTCTGGCCCTAATCAATCAATCTTAACTTCGTAAGGAGCGTATTGCTTGGCTTTCTTGTCTTTGAACATTGTAATCGTCGGATGGTTTTCCTCAAATTCAATGCGACCTACGGTTGCACCGTTGACCTTGACGTTTGAACACGTCGCACCTGCGGCCTCCCATTCAGCACATTGGGCTTCAAGCGGTTTCAATATCGACGCTTGGGTTATCATCAACGGATTGGCCCAAGAGTTGTGTGGGTAAATCAGTGCGATGCACTTCTTTTCACGGTGGTACTCCGGGATATTGTAATCATCGACGTAAGCCAAAGCCGAACCGAATTCAATTTTGGCCGCCGTAATTTTATTTTCAATCCCAGATTTGACCCAATCAACGGCCAATTCTCCGGTCAACGTCATTTGACCGAATACAGGTTGTTTTTTCGCCGCTAGAACTAGCGGTATAAGGCTCATCAGCGTTATTATTTCTATCATTTTTATTCCTCGCTTTTGTGTCGTGTGTTTTGTCCGTCGGGTCCTAATCCGACATCATTCAAAACACTGATTTTCCCCTCGTATGGTTCCTATCCGACAATCCACCCCCATGACCATTGGAGATATAAACCCCCCTCACGACCTCCATTTTACCGGAAAACGGTCAATTTTAGATCTAAAAATTACCGGATTCCGGCAGCTAATGTTAAATAAAGGTACTATATCCGGTAAACATGGCTAAAAAAGCAAGCGATTTAATTATGAGAGATAGACTTCAATTTACACTTGGTCCGACAGGCGACTTAGACGTCGTATATGGGCGAATAGACTTGAGCGATTACGTGAACACGGTCAACAAAAAAGGGTTGGCTGTCAAAGAAGTGCGATTTCAAATGAGAAACCCGCAACTCCAAAACACCGGTTCGTTTGATTTACAGTTATACGCACCGGGTGCTCCAACCTCAAACCCGGGAAGCGGATTTTTGAAGATATTCGCAACCACTACAGCATACGAGAACGCTCAAGACGTTGGTATCGGTTCGCCAAACGTGTTTGCAATACGTGAATATCAACACCACGTCAACGTAATTCAAGAAAGCGCTCAAAA